AAGCCTAGGCCTGGCGCAGAAGGCTCACCTTGGAACGGTCCAAAGTGGGGGGTAATACTGGACCCCCACTTTATAAGACACCTTGGAACAGGTGACACAAGATGTTCCGCAATTTACGGGGTGCCACCTATCAAATACTTAGCAATCCTAAAGTACAGAAAGCAGTTTATTCAGCAGTTCCAGATATGGCTTGGAAAACAGGAAATTATCTTAAAAGAAAGTGGAGAGGAAGTCAAAATAGACGAACGACCAAAAGGCCTAGACAGAATTGGAAAGTAGGAGGAAATACCAATGCGGGAGCCGTGAACAACGTTAGGTTTAACGATATGGGAGATAGAGGAGGTGTAGTCTCTCGAAGATATCGTCAACGTAAAAGACTACCTTACAGAAGAAGAAAACAACTTAAACGGTTCCGTAAGAAGGTTTATGCTGCTATACGCAAGAAACAAACAATTAACACCTTAAATGAATTTTGGAATGATGAAGGGGCTGGCAGTTCTCAATTAACTATCTTGGCTGACACAGCGGACATATTCGGTTCTACTTTAGCACAAAACAAACAACTCATTCTTGGAAGCAATAGTTGCTGGGGTTTAAACCATGGTGAGGCTACAGCACATACAGGAAATATTCTTATTGCAGCTGAAATGGGTCGTTACTTACCACGTATACGTGGAGCCGACGTAGCTCTTGATTTAGAAAATCAACGAGAGTTCAACAAGTTCTTTATGAAGAGAAATTACATCAAGTTGACTATAACCAACTACAGTGGAACAAGAGATCTTATATTTGACTTATATCAATGCGTTGCAGCACAAGATATTGCAGACGCTGATTACAGAAACCCTGTAATAGCCTGGCAAACTATACGTGAAGCACATCGAGACTACACGATTATAGATCCTGCTATAGCTGGGCAAGGAGCTGGTGAACCTTGGATGAAAGGTATTGAACCGACCGATTGTCCTCAATTCGGTCGTTATTGGAAAATTTTAAAGAAAGAAAGTGTACGAATTCCATTCGCAACAAGTTCGTTCAACTCTTATCAGACATTCACTATGTTTGGTAAACCATTCTTATATAAAGGAGACAAATTCAACGACAAGCATGCAGTTAAAGGTTTAACTAAATACTTCATGATGGTTATCGACCCTGAGCAAAGCCGTGGTACTTCAAGATATGGTGGAACTGACTTCTGCGCTCTAATTAAAGGTCACAGAAACACACATTACAAGACATTGAGTAACGTTGGTGGATTACACGCTGAAAATTCGGCTCCTAACTGGATGTATCGAGATATGAGTTTTGCTGTTTAATAAATATTTTTATCGGCAGGAGCAACTTGGATATGCCTGCGGCGCCCTGGTCGGAGTTAGAGTGAACCTGAGGGATCGTTTTGTAACCCTAAGTAACCCTAAATTAACCCTAAAGTCCAATTTTATTGTGAAATATCTTTTATTTGCCATCTGTCATTACTTAATTTACTTCTATCTGGTGGGAAGTTAGCAAAGACAACAACATGCGGAGTTTGAAATCGACAAGGTTGAGATTCATATTTTGTATTAAGGAAATATCCATTTTTAAAGTTTTCTACTACTGAATAAGGAAAAGAATCGGCATTATCACGAGCCCAATCAAAAAATACTATACGCTCCTTCTTGTACGCGAAGTAGATATCTCCATGTCGTCCTCCTGTGATGAGGTATCCTCTAGTGCCAAATCCATCAACGAAGTTGCGCGCGAAATAAGATTTTCCATAGTTGCCAATCGGTTCATGATACCAGTAAACTCTTCTCTCATCAGGTTCTCCGTGTAAGAGGATTGAGAGGTCCACCTGCCATCCAGGGCGTGGAACAAAAGGGACAGGTCGTGGGGTAGAGTAGAAATTAATGACTCTGGAGACGAATCGGGGGTACTTGGCAACAATTGACGAGTATTCAGTGAGGAGTTCGCTCTCGGACGGGATACGGGTACAGACTCTTCTAACAAAATCAGCTACGTCGTTCCTAGTACCTTGCCCTGGAGTAAATTCACCATATTCAAATGGGCCTTCCAATCGTCCTTCCTCTTTAGTGCAGTAATCTCTATTTTGTTCAGCAGTTCCACGGGCAATTTCCACATGAGCTTGAGGTGAAATACTGGCCTTCACAGTTGTCATACGTTTCTTACGAACAAACTGGATGTATCCTTGAATATGCGGAGTACCATTCTCACCCTGTTCCACCTGATAAATAACATATTTGACGTCGTAATCTTCCCGGAAGTTTTCAGAATCATACATGGTGAGAAACATTTTCTGGGCAGGAGTTGGGTTGTTGAGAGTAAAGCACCAATGTTTAGCAGCAGACATGAGTTTTATAAGACAAAATTTAATTTCAGATTTTGATATATTTTTAGGGAAATACACGGCTATTTATGTTTTTTCTGATTTTACAAAATTATTGTGGAAAGCACAGCCGACGTTACGCGTGATACAGGTCTAGACCACCCAAAAAAAAAGCCCAGACGAGGAGGTCTAGATCAAAGCCTAGGCCTGGCGCAGAAGGCTCACCTTGGAACGGTCCAAAGTGGGGGGTAATACTGGACCCCCACTTTATAAGACACCTTGGAACAGGTGACACAAGATGTTCCGCAATTTACGGGG